GTGCAGTCCAACTGCCTGTAGCATTAAATTGTTGAATAACTCGATAGTAGGATTTTTTAGCCCCACTAAAAAAGAAATTAGGTGCGCCAAACATTATGCAAACGCCTGTGCAAATGTGCCATACCAGTTTGTACCGTCAGCCACAAAGCTAAGAATATCCACCGCAGATGCAGTAGCCGTAATTGTTGGTGCTGTTCCACCAGGCCATTTAACACTTGTAAATGTAGCCGTGGTCATGCCAGTTGCTGCTTGAGTCAGTTTAAGAATAAACGATTTGCCAGCCGTTGCTGTTGGCATAGTAAACGTGCAAGGTGTTGATGCGGTTAGAGTAGCCGTTAAAACTGTACCTGTTGTAAGTGCTAAAGAACTACTTGCTCCAACTGTACCAATAGCTTGAAGAGTTTCCACATAATTGGTAATTGTGGGATTGGTTAATGTTTTACTTGTTAATGTCTGGCTTGATCCAAGGTTTACCAATGTATCTGTTGCAGCTGGTAATGTGTAAGTGTAAGACCCTGTAACCGCAAATGTGGATGCAAATGCTCCAGTAGTAGTTAATGATCCACCTAAAGTGATCGTGCTTGATCCATTATTTACACCAGTACCACCATATGTGCCTGTGATAAGCGAACCATTCCAAGTAGCACTAGTTATACTACCAGGGTAACTAAATGTATTGGTAGACCAAGATACATTAGATGGAGCACCAAAGTGGTAGTCCCAAGTACCTGCTGCAATACTATTGGTTAACAAACTTATAGTAATAAAACCACCAGATTGAACTGTAGCTATTGTTGTACTAGAGTTGTTAACAACTGTTATTGCACCACTAGTTTGGTTGTTGTTAAATGTGTAAAGAATACCTGGACTGAGTGTTGTGGCATCAGGCAACTTATAAGTTTGTCCACCAGAACCAGTAACAACCCAATTGGGAGTAGAGCTAGATGTTAAAGTAGTTGTTGTACCAGCAGCAGCTACGTTAGTAAACCCAGCATAAAAAATGTTACCAGTAACATTTCTACCAGCAGTTAGGTTAGCAATAGAAACATTAACAGTTGTACCTGATTGCACAATAGGCAATACTTCAGTTCCAGCTACAGGAGTTGTTGCTCCTGTTAGTGCAGAGATTTTTGTATCAGCCATTTAATTCTCCAATTATTGAATGTTAGCAGCTTTTAGTCTAGCTCTCAAGGATTGTAATTCAGCAACAATGTTTGCAATTATTTGTGGAGTAGAAGCATCTACAGATTGATAAATTGGGTTTCCATTTTCATCAACTGCATTAGCAGCACCATGCACTGCATCAGGACAAACAGTCTGCAACTCATCAGCAACAAAACCAACAGCAGAAGTATTGGTAGCAGTCCAAGTAAATGTTCTTGGTAACAAAGCATCAATAAAAGCACCACTAGCCGTGTATGTTTCAATGTTAGATTTTAATCTTCTATCAGAAGATGAACCATAATTAACACCAGTACCATTGGTAGATATGTTACCCACTGCCGTGGGAGCAGATGAAGAACCATAACCAAAGTACATTAGATCGGTTGAAGTGCTGTTAACAACAGCAGCTATACAAGTACCATGACTTGTAGAACCTTGGTAAGCAGCAAATGTAATACCATAAGAAGTAGATTGAGAAGCATATACAGTTGGTGCTACACTAAATGTACTTTGAGCACCAAAGTAAGATGCTCCACCAGATACTTTAATGTTTTGCCAACGATAGGAATCAGAACCTAACGATAGGGTTCCATCAGAAGATGGAATGAATGCTGTACCATATAAATAAATTTGAGCAGAGCTGTTACCAATACCAATTGTGCTTGAACCTGTATTAATTCCATAAGCAGTTCCAGATGGGCCAATTGAAGCAACACCAACACCAACGCCACCAAAGAATGAGTTGTAAGTTGTGGTTATTCCACTTGATCCTGAAAAGGTATTACCAGCAGTTGCAACAGCTTGAAGCGTTGGGGTTGCAGCGGTAACTGTAGACCAAGTGCCATCTCCCCTTAAATAAGTGCTAGATGACGCTGAGCCAGAACCTAAGTTAGCTGTGGGCACATAGCCTGACCAACTTACAGAAAGCGTACCATTAGCCGTTAAAGGGCTATTAGAGACTGAAAAACCTGTGGGCATAGACAAACCCACAGAAGTTAAACCAGAGCCTGTGCCACTAGGTGTTACCCAACTACCTTGTTGATTTAAAAACAATGTAGAAGAACCACTGGAAGTATTGGGTGCAGCAATTGTTGCATTACCCCAATTAAAACTACCAGCAACTGATAATGAAGACCATTGATAAAAAGAAGTACCTAATGAAATGGTATTAGTGGGGTAAGGAATAAAAGCATTACCAGCTAACAATACTGTGTAAGGATTACTTCCACCAAGATTACTTTGTAAACCTACATAGTTTCCTGCTGAAGTAATGCCATACACAGTCAGTCCTGTGGGAGCATTAAGTTGATTACCAACACCAACACCACCAAATGAAACATTATTTGGAATTGTGTTAGTCCAAGTACCATCACCCCTTAAAAAATAAGAGCTATTAGCCGTACCAGTACCTAAGTTGGCAGCAGGAACTTGACCAGACCAAGTAATAGCCATTGTGCCATTAGAAGTAAGGGGACTACTAGCAACAGACAATCCTGTAGGTACAGAAATACCAACAGAAGTAAGACCTGTACCAGTACCCGATGGTACAGACCAAGAACCTTTTTGATTTAAAAACTTAGTTGCATCTCCACCTGATCCAGTATCAGGAGCAGTAACAACTGTATTGTTCCAGTACAAAGAACCTGCAACTCCTATAGATGACCACTGATATCCAGACTGTCCTAAAGCAATACCACTATTAGTAGAACCACCTAAAATAGCATTAGAGTAGGGTATAAACGCATTACCACCTAAAAGAAGTGTATAAGGATTAGAACCACCAAGATTATTTTGAATACCAATATAATTAGAAGCAGAAGCAATACCATACACTGTTAAGCCAGTAGGAGTATTAATTTGGCTACCTACACCAACTCCAGCAATATATGCGTTATTAGTAGATGTGTTTCCATTTTCAATAACTTGTTGAAGGGTAGCAGAAGCTCCACCAGGAGGTGCAGCCCAAGTTCCATCAGCTCTTAAAAAGTTAGTTGTACCACCACCAGAATTGGGGAAGGTATTTGTGTACACAGCTTTGTTTACATCATTTAACCAAGCTGATGCAATGACTGTGCCACTGGTAAAATTAGTTGAACTCATTCATTACCCCAAAAGAATTTTGCCACCATTTTCTTGTAGAAGGTAACTACCATTCTCAAGAAGGACTGCTGAAGCAGATACTATGGTAAGACTAATAACACCATATTGAGTTATTGTTACGCCATATTGGTTTACGTAACTCGGACAAGTTGGAACGTAAGAACCATATAGGTCATTAACAACAATAGTCATTTACACACCCATGATAACTTGAACAGTTGCACCAGTACCAGAGATAGCAGATACATTACAACGTACCCATCGCCAAGGAGCAATTGTTGTAAAGCCATCTGTGGCAGTAGTAGTACCAGACAAAGTAATTGTGCTCATAGTAATCCAATTAGATTTAATACCATTAGCTGTATCATCCTCATTGGTTACTTGGATAGCTATTGTAGCTCCCACAGTACCTGTACCATTAACTAGTCCTTGAAAACTACTGTAGGGACTTTCTTTGTAAATGGGAGAAGAAGCACCAGTTGCTGTTGCTGAGTTCACACCACTAAAAGCAAAGTAGCGAGGCTGCTCACCACTCTTGATAAATACGTCACTCATTTCATACTCCCATTTTGCTTACATCCAGCACAATGAAGAACGACCCTGTACCTTTAAATACCATATCAATTTCGTGACCAATTAGCCCACTAACCCATCCTAAATCAATCTTGCTTCTACCTTCCAGAGGAAGAACATAAGGTTGATTACGATAAGTAAGTAACACTCTTAGACCAGTCTCAACCATAAAAACAGTTGCGTCTAAACGAATGTTACTTGGATTCCCAGCTAATCTTTTAATGTCAACAATATCAAATACAGAATCGTCTTCGTGTTTGATAGTACCTGTTACTAGGAACACAGTGTTTTTGCCACCATCACTAACGATGGAAACATTAACACTGTCTTGCGTAGCTTCGTGTACTAATTTATTGTGCATCTTAGTTTACTTCTGTACCAATGTTGATTTCTTCAACATACAAGTAACGAGCATTACCAGATGTACCAATTAAACCAAAATCTAATTGCAAAGGTACTTGAGGAGCAGCAACGTAAAAATCACCTGGGTAAGGTTGAACAGGAGCAACACCGCTAGTTAATGTAGTACCTACAAAGTTGTAGGAGTTGGCTTGACCAGCACCCAAACTATAAGTAGAACCAGGAGTAGCAGTTGCAATTCCATCTTTACCTAAAGACAAAACACATTTGCCATTAACACCAACAAACAAAGTACCAGCTCCGTTGTACCAGAATTGTAGGTTAATCAAAGGAATAACGTCAGCACCTAGAGTACCAGCAGTGTAACCAGAACCAGCAGCTAGGATGTAAGGAGCATACAAAGAGCTACCAGAATTGTAAGAACCTTGAGTAGCACCACCTAGTTGAACACTAACTTGACCGCCAGACCCAGCAGTTCCAAAAGGAACAACCAAAGGAGCAACACGATAACCTGTTCCTGCTGTTCCAACAGTTACAGAACTAAAAGTAGTTCCAGTACTATTGAATGTTAGTGTACCAGCAGTAGAAGAAGTATCTCCGTAGATACCACTTGGTACAGCAAAGTCAGCAACGTTAGAGAATGTAGTAGCAGTGCTATTCTTTAAAATAACAAAGTTAACAACAGAACCACCAGCAGGTTTTACAAAGTAAATACCATTGGTAGCAGAAGCAGGATCAACATTATCAAAGAAACCAGAGTAGACAGCAGAGTCAGTCAAAGGGTTCTTCATTGAGCCAGTGGGAACACCCATACGAACATCATGCCAAGATTGGTTACCAGGAACAATTTGAATGTTACCAGAACCTAATGCTAGGAAAGATTTAAAGGGAGTAGATGTACCACCAGTAATCTTTAATGCTCCACCATTCCAAGAGTAGTTGGCAGATGCAGCACCAGTAGAAGCAGTGGCAGTATAAGTGCCAGAAGAATAGGGGATAAAATCATCACCCCTGTTAATTTGATACTGTGAAGGAACAGTGGGGAAAGTGTTTAGTACATTTTGTACAGGGTATGTACTAATACCAGCAGGGAAACGGGTTGGGCTAACCATTTAAAAACTCCTTTGACGTTGTTTAAAACAACGCTCTGCTAAGAGAGCGTCATCGGATGTTTGGATTGTATACCAATTACATTTTCTTTTTCATCATTTTTTTAGCGGCTGGGGCCATTTTCTTGGCAGCCATCTTTTTCATAGCTTCACCAGCACCTTTTTTTGTTGCTGGTTCTGGGCGTTTGCCCTTCATTTTAGACATTTCGTAAGCCATTTAAATACTCCTTTGGATTAAAAGAAACCCCCACCTTTTTAGGATGGGGGCTGTTACTAGTAACAATTAGGGACCATTAACGCCCCACACAGCACGAGGATCAGACCATCCGAATGAATAACGCTCATAGCCTTTGGCTTTAGCATTCATTGTATCGAAATCATTGTCTTGATCAAACGTGATTGAGTGACGCTCATAATACTTCATACCAGTACCACCAGGAATGGTGTTACGGATAAACCAAGCGTGTGGGCTTGTGAAGTAATGGTTTACTTTGAAACCACCTGGTAGGTAGTTACCAGACTTAATGACGTTAATGTCATTGTTGGCATTACCTGTTTGGTAGCTAGAGTGAAGAATGCGTTGAGCATTAAACACTTCTTGGCGAGCAATGTGCAAGTCTTTTGGTTGAATAGCAACCAACAATCCTCGGTCGTTTTGTAGACCCATGATTGCAATTACTGCATCTTCCAAAGCGGCTTCTGACAAGTCAACGTCAACTGTAGGCTTGTTAGCAAATGTACCACCCGTTGTATTGGGGTGAGCAGTTGAACACATAGCCACACCATCACCACCAGCGTATGTGTTGTTAAATGCACGATTGTACACATTAGCAGCAACATTCTCTTTGGTTTGACGGAAAGACATAGCCAAAGCAGCAGAACGTTTCTTGGACACTTGCTCATACAAGTTGTCGTCCATTTCTTCCTTGGTAACAATATAACCCATTGCATACGCAACGTGCGTATAGCGAGTTACAAAACCTTGGATTTCAGAATCGTACTGAACCCCAGCACCTTGCTCTTTGACAGGTACTAAACCAAAACCAGTCAATTGAACATCTTCTTCGTAGTTTTGCATTGATGTGTCTTTATCAAACAAATCAACGTACTCTTCAGGATGCTCATTGTAGGTTTGTCCCCACCATGCTTTAATACCAGGCCATAACGCCTTCGGATGGGAGCCTGTTGTAATTACACCAGCCATATTAATTCTCCTTTATTTGTTAATTAAGCAGTACCAGCAGCTTGCTTGTACAACTGTTTGTTCAAAACAACGTTAAGCTTGGCGTAAGCACCAGCAGCGTTATCTGAACGTTGAGCAAACCCTTGAACCAAGAATGGCAATCCAAGCGAACCACTAGCACTTAGTGCAAGCACAGTAGAAGCTTTTAAAGTCAAACTAGATTGGGGCGAAGACTGAGACAAAGAATCAGCAGCAGTGTAGTTACCACCAGCAACTTTACTTACATCAGCTAAGACATAAGTATCAGCTTGGATTTCATACACAACGTTAGGATCAGTAATAACGTAGATATAACGCAAACCAGAATTTTGTGACAAGTACAGTTTGGTCAAATCAACGTTAAGTCCTTGCAAACTAACGCCAGGATCAACAGGACGAATACCAACAATAACGCCCAAAGGCAAGCTAGTGTCAGCAGTCATTTTAGTTACATAAGCAATACCATTTGCATCTGAACCAGTAGATGAAGTAACAATATCGCCAATGGCGTAAGTGTTAGTTGCATCATTGGCAACAGCAAACAATTGGCCTTGCTCGTTATAGGCTGCACCAGTTAAAGTTCCAACTGGAGACAGACCACGAGGGCGGGATACATTAGCCATTTAAGACTCCTTGTAAATTAATTAAGTTTAATACCATCTCTAGGAACATAAAACCCAGGGTTATCACCCGTGATCTTACCCTTCCTAATTGAAGCGTCAATCGTGTTGTTTTTAGCTTGAAGTGCGGTTTGATCTTCCTCATACCATTCTTGCCGTATCTTCATAAGATATCCGTATTGCTCCGTACCTTCGGCACGAGGATTTACAAGATACCTAATTCTTTCTCCGAGGTCACCATTACGGCTAACCACGTTTTCACTTACACCACCAACTTCATTAGGGGTGACAAACTCATATCCGCTATCCATAGCTTCTTGGATACGACCACCAGTGTCTGTAAAGACATGGAGATGATAACCTGGAATTTGGTTTCTAACGCTTAATTTGGCTTCTGTGCCATTAAAAACGTTTCTACGTTTACGAGTTGTTCCATCAGCAGCAGCAGGTGGGGCTTCTTTTCTCTCTCTAATTGCGTCTTGACGAGCAACTTTTTCTTCATAAGTTAAAGCACGTGGCATGATAGTATTCCTTTTAAATTAATTAGACCAATCGAAATCTGCTAGGTACTGTTCACGAGTCATAAGCTTTTGCTTAACAAAACGATCACAAGCGGCTTTAGCATCTGAGGGTAAGTTGTCATAGGATTGGGCATTGCTACCACTTCTACTTTGACGACCAGACCCTGATTCGACTCGACTAGCGGGGCTTTGTTTCTTCCCACCAAATTTATTAGGAAACTCTTCAGCTAGTACTTCATCTAGCTTATCAAGAAATGGTTGTCCTTTTAAGGTTGGAAATTCCAATCTAAGGCTTTCACCTATTCCGTTCACAATACTTGTCATCCGTTTATCTTCACCAAACCAAGTGTTTTTGTCTAACCAAACCTGTAGTCCAGGTTCAATAGCAGTAGATGCGGGTTCTGGTGTTTTAACAACATCAGCATCTTTAACGGCTTGTTTTGCTTCTTTAAAGTCTTCTTTGGCTTGATCCAAAGCGTCATCTAAAGCATTTACTTTTTGTCCGTCTCCATCACTTATAGCTTGGGCACGGCTTTCCTTAATCTGTCTAATTCTATCTTCGTACTCTTGAGCCTTACGTTCATAAGCATCTTTTTGGAATCGTTTAAATTCCTCTGCTGCTTCTCTGAACTCTTTAAGCTGATCTTTAGTTGCCTGTAAGTCTTTAACAAGGTTCTCATTATTCTTTCTAAGAATAGGGAGAATCTCTCGACCACGTTTGACAAAGACATCAGCGTCTACCCAATCGTTTTCATTTCCACGAAATCGTTCTTTTGGAACCCAACCTTGAGATTCAGCTTCATGCCGAACATCATCAGCTATTTCGTTACTAGTAACATTTTCTTCACTCATATACTACTCCCTGTTTAAAATAGTGTCAACTTAAGTTTGAGCCAAGTACGGATCAACAAGATCAACATCACTGTCTAATGTTCCAGTAATGTCTTTATCGTTAACCATTCGGTACTGATTTCCATCTTTACCAAGGTAAAGTAGGCCAGCATATTTAGCAAAAATTATTTTGTCACCTACTTTGCACCAAGGTGCGGGTTCATCTAAAAAGCATTGGTCACCCATAGCTATGACAACCCCAGTAGTGTTCCCCATTTGTTCTCGTGCTTCAGTTGTTACTGTGGTTAGGATAATCCCCCCCTTAGAAACTTTTTTAACTTCCTGTGGCTTAATAAGCACTCTCCAGCCTACGGGATTTATTCCTGATTCATTACTCATTGTTTTTTACCTCAAATAAATCTTCATACTCTAGACTTAGGATAATGGCAATTGCTCGACATCTTCCTTTAACTTCTTCTTCAGAATCAAATGAACTGTTGATTAACCCTTCTTTCATGGTTTCTCTGTCATCTGACAACATTTTAAACAAACGTTTGGTAACAGGATGGTGTTTCCATTCGTCAAAGTTATCTGGGCTAACTGGTTCCAATTTTCTCTCCTTATAAACTTACTTACATCATAGGAGGAGTTCCTTGTGGTTGACTACCAGGCATTTGCATTGGGGGCATTTGCGGTTGACTACTTTCAAGGGTTTCCTCCATCTTGTTTCTCATCATCGTATCGTAAACCGAGTTCATGGTTTGGATAGAGCTGATGACACCTTCTCTACGCTCACGCTGTAAAGCAATCTGCATATTGATCTCTTGAATACGCATCTTCTCACCTTCAGTAGCAATGCCAATCTTAATGGCCTCTGCTTCTGCTTCCAGTTTTTGAATCTGGGCTTGGTTAACTTCTGCTTCACTCATTAGTTTTAACAAAGCCATCTTTATAGTCAATTGATCAGAAGCTTGCTTGGCTTGTTGTTTAAGTTGTTCAATCTGTATCTTAGGATTAACTGGTGGGGGTACAGCATTAGGGCCTTTAGGATCAGGAAGAATCTTCTCAATGTTTGTAACCTTCATAGCTTTTAAGAAGGTGTATTCTGCTTCATATCTATTGTACAAACCTGGAGTAGCAGCAACCCTTTGGGCTATTGCAGCAGCTTGGTTTAATCGTTGAGCATCAGAAGTAACACTAGGGTCAGCAGTTGGCATCACATCAGTTACAGGACCTTCATAGTCAGAAGCCAAAATCATTCCAGAACTTTTAGCATCAGAAACAAAGGATGTATCTTCAGTAATAAAGATTTGATTCAAACGATACAGTTTTCTAAACTCTTGTTTAAGACTTCTGTGGGTACGTTTAAAGATACCATTAAATATCTTCATACCTTGCTCTGCCATAGTGCGAGTAGTTTCAGCAGGAGTATTTTGACCAGGGTTTTGACCAGTCATAATGTCTACAGCACCACCAATGCGTTCACCATAGTTAATCAATAGATTTAATAGGGTAAACATTACTTGAGATGGTTCTCTGACTGGCAATGGAACAATGCCTTTACGCAGGTCATCTCCAGTGGTGTCTACATGCTTCCACTCCATAGGATTGAAGGAATAGTTACCACCACGTAGCTTGATACCACGGCTAAGAAAACCACCAGCGGTATTAGATAATGTTCCAGCGTCAACAAGTTGGTTGATGATGGTGTTGATTGATTCGTTAAGCGGTCCAAGTAAAACTCCAAAGCCTAGGTCATAAAAACCCCCATCTGGGGATGGAATAAATGGGTACTTGGTAAAGTACTGTTCACCCTTAATACTAAGAATAGTTCCTTCTTTATTGCGCTCTACATCTCTATCAATGTACCTAGCAACAATACGAGCAACTTTTCTGTTATCCCTACGAACATAAACAATGTAAGGTTCAGCGTAGCCATCGTCATCAAAGTCTATGTGGCAATGTTGCTCAATGATTTCAATAGGAGTACTAGAGTCATTAGGTTCAGGTGGGGTTAACCCTTGTGCTTTGTCTTGTGTTTGCTGTAGGGGATTACCCATAGCAGACATAGATTGTTGTTGACGACCTTCAGATACATCTAACCAAAGTCCACGAGCTACACGCTCATAGATTTCATTCTTGGTCATCTGTAGTCCGTGAGATACCCGACTGGCTGTTTCTAAACTTTTAGTCCAATAGTTGACCACTAGGTCTTTGGCTAAAACGTTTTCAGAGATATTGTGTTTACAGATTGGATCGTAGTAGGTCTTCTTAAAAGCACAACCAATAATAGGCTGTGTAATTAGAACTTTATCCATTTCTGATTCCCAGTCTTCATCTTCTTCTAGAAGCTGGTAGGACATATGTTGTTCTACACGAGTAGAACGTAGGGCTTTTAAACCATCTTTATCATCTCCAACTACCCTACATTTAACAGGTAAGTCACTGTCAATAAGTACAGGATAACTACGAGCATGGTATTGCAATGCAGCAATAGTAATAAGGGGAAACTTAACGTTAGAAGCATTAGCCCAAGGGAAGTTTTTATTTTCAGCAACTTGTAAAGCTAGTTTAAGAGAAGCTTCTGTACGTTTCTCCCAACTAGAACGAGACATCAAGTCGTTGTCAAAATCTCTAACAACGTGCATTCCAATTGTTTTAAGGTCTTCATCACAGAGTAGAGTAGCAATGTTGCTCTCATACATGAGGTCATTAATATTATGTTTATCTTTTAAGTTCATACTTTAGTACCCACATATAGCAGAGCGACCAGATTCTATCGCATTGTTTTCTCGGATATAAGCCTCGTACTCTTCTTCTTCAATCTCTTTGTCGGTAGGAGCTTCCCACATTTTATCAAGCATTAATCCCAAGTAAGCCCAAGCATCAACTTGGTCATCATGCTTATCACGAGGAAACCTAAGAAGCTCATCTTCAAAGTTTTGATACCAGTCAGCGTCCTTATCGAACTTACAAGCCCCACTTCTCATCCGAGCTTGGATACTCCTAGCACGGGTTAGTTTATCACCGCTTGGTTTTAATAAAACAGTATTGATAAACTCACCACGCTTAAGCATCTCCTCGTTAAGATAGGGTCCTATAGCTTTCTGAATAGTACCTTGTTCAAGTCCAAAGAGTACGGGCTTATAAATCTTTTGGATTATGAGGATTGTATCCACAATTTCCAAAGCGTCCATACGTTCTTTTATAACGTGTTTGCAGTACAAACGTCCTTCGTTGTCCATACCCCCCACAACAAAAGCAGAGTAGTCTGCCCGTTGGGATTGGGATACAGCCAAATCACAGGTGGCATAGTACACTAAATTTTTAGTTTGGTCTTCTGGTTTCATGGGTATGAAATCAGTTTTCTTAAAGAAGGTATCTGTTATATCCAAGGGAATATTGAGCATTTCTTGAGAATAGACATCTGCTAATCCCTGCCTCACATAATCGTCTTTCTGGAGTCTAAATTCTTCAGCAGACTTCATTTCAGGCCACAAAAGACTCTTGAAGTCGTCTGTATGGGCACGATACTTAATAGACCTCCAAGGTAGTTTATTTAAAGCATATTCTCTTAAATCTTCTTTGACTAAGTGCTTCACACCCCTATGACTACCCAATTGAGAACTTGGCATTAAGTTTTCTAAAAGACTATCCAAATGTAGTATTGTTCCAACAATTCTAATCTTTCCAGAGGAACTAACACAGGGAATCAAAGCTCCGTAGAACCATCTTTTGAACTTTTGCCTTCTATCCTTATTCATTACGATCTCATCATTTTCCATATCATCGCCAATGATAAGGTCTGGACGAAGGTTAGCCCATTTTAAACCCCTGAGTTTTTGTTCACTACCTTTTGCTTGTATACGGAATGTCCACCCATCTTCCATCTCTACAATCAAGTCATCTTCGGTATCTTTGGCAAACTCTTTAATTGAGAATAAAGAACGTAGGTCATCATTTTCTAGCATCTCTTTTTTGATATCTCCTAGGAACTGAACAGCTTGGGTTACAGTATCTGAGACAATAAGAACGTACCTAGACTCCCTAAAGAGCACAGATGCTAGTGTGTAAGCATGGGTTACGGCTGTACTCTTGGCATGATACCTAGGTGCTGCTATGGCTACTTGTTTGCTGTTACTAGTAACAAGGTCCCATATCTCTTTATGAAAGTCAGGAGTAGGAGCTGGTTTATCAAAGTTCTTCCTCAACACAGAGTTGACAAACCCTTCCATAACGGAAGCATTAAGCTTCGATACTGGTGGTGTTGGGAGTGACATCTACAGCTTCTATTTCTATGGTGTTAGCCCTAGCATTAGCAAACCTAGCAAACTCTTCTGAGAGCTTAAGTAACCTGCTATCAATGGTTTTCTCAACTTCTTCCTTAACGGGGTTCTCATTGAGCTTTTGTTGCTTAGTCAACAATTCTGTAGTGATCTTTAAAGCTACATGAGCTTTAATTGGAATACGAATAATTTCCCCAGTCTTTTGATCAAACTGAGCATCACCCAAGTCAATACGTTCTTCAGTAGCCTTTAGAGCCTTTTGGATAACTCTCTTGAGGTTAGAGTCCATCTGTTGAACATCTTCAGTTTGAAGCTGTAAAGAGTAATCTTTAAACCAATCAGCAGTCTTCCACATCTTAAGAGTCTGTAAGGGTATACCCGTAACTACAGCAGTCTCTGCCATATTGCCTAGCATAAGATAGGTACTAACAGCCTCTAGCTTCTGGTTTTGTGTCCAGACTGATCTTTTGTACCTACGATCATTGGATAGTTTTCTTTTCATTTTTTAGCAGTCTTGGCTGACTCTTTAAAAGCCTTAGCAGTAGGAGCACCTTTAGCACCTGGTGTACGCATCTTCTCTCCAGAACCCTTGGCTATCCTTTTCTTCTTTGCATGGATATTGGCATAAAGACCCTTGGGGTTAGTCCCTGTAGATATAGGCATTTAACACTTCCATTTCTTAAGAGCTTTATTAATTCTTGAATCAGGGTCTTTAGCCTTGGCTGTACCTGTCAACTTCTTCTTCATTCCACCCATACGAGCACAGAATGAATCCTTACGAGAACCACCTTCAGGTTGTGGAGGTTTAAGGTTATGACCTTCTTTTTTGGCAGAAGCTCTGCCTTTAGCATTAAGTCCACCTGAAGGGGATTTACCTTCTTTACGTTGCCAAGCTCCTGCCATAATACTTTCCTCCTACTGGTTTAGACTGTATCATACTTCTAGAAAATATATTTTGCAAATTACTTGTAAATGAATACTTTTGTGGACTTGACAGCTTATTTTGATTTGAGAGATACTGCGAGCAGTTCTTTTTTCTTTTACTGTTTTCTTTTTTCTGGTCAGATAGAGTACATATAGCAGGTTTGATACAGATGTTATTAAGAACATATATGTGCGAGTATCGTAGATACGAGCACCAATAGAAAGACAATAGCCCTACGGGTGTACATAGTCTTAACAACCCCCTCTTGTTTAAAAGTATGCAGCGGTGTTATAAAAGGTGATAAACCCCTATTAACACTAAAATAATTTCCCCCCTACCTACCTATAACATAGCAATATTAGCTACAAATACAAACTAACACTACTATTACTACTACTATAGTATTAAGTTAGTACTCACTAACTTGTATTGTAGAGTGTTACTTATGTATCAATAACTTAGCCCACTTATCCACAACATTATTTAGCTGCCCTTCCATACTAACCTGTTCGGTGTCTGATGCCATTTAAACAGCTTTAATCCTATCTCTAAAGCCATATCTCTTCAACCTAATACCATTCCCGCTACTGCCCCAATAAAACCCTCCAGTCCTCGGTCTACATCTTCCGTTACTCTCAACCCTTGAGAAAGTATTTCTCGTAGCTGCGTCACAACTAACACCTACTTCGCCTACGCTCCCATCTTGTAGTGTGGGTGCTTGGTTGGTAGGCATAACCCACGCCAGTCGCCTTCGGCTTTGTGTCATGGGCCATGCAACAGTTCGGTGCGGGTTTGGTTGTGGGGTCGCTTCAGCTCGGTTTTGTTGGCTCGGAAATTTTCACCCTCTCTTGGGCGAGAGGGATGAAAATCCCCTCGCTTTATCAACAAAACAAGGAGTTAGTTATGTCACAGCAAAATACTTTCGATTTCAATGGTTTCAATGAACTCACAGAACGTAAACCTGCGGGCTTACAAATTTTCTTAGCGCAGCAGCTCCTCTCCAATGCACTTTGGACTATGGAGAACTACGACAATCCTCGTCAAGTAGAAGTTCGTGATGCGCTCAATGCACTCAAAGCGTTGCGTGTTCAGCTCAAAGCCGATGCACTAGCTCGTGCTTAATCAAATAGGTAGTATGACTAGTTCATACTACCTTTTTTTATGTTCTACTACTGGAGATACTTATGAAATTCTGGCACTTCTACATTATTAAATCACCGCTACTTTTTGTCGGTTACCTACTTGGTACTCACGATGTAGCATTTCTTTATGCAGCTATTGGTTCACTAGTAGCTATTCCTTTATTTGCTTACGTAGATCAATAACATGGAACATCACGCTATACACCTAGATGGTAATGCTGTAGTTCGTAGAGCTGACTATGGCATATCAGACATTGAATGGAAACATGGATGCAGAATTATCCAGATCAACTATAGACAAACATCTATGGCTATCGAGTATGTTCGTAGACTTGGCTATGACGTTATAGACGATGCTCAATGGAAAGAGTTCATAAGCTCACTGGATGATCTTGTAGATGTTCCTAATAACAATTTCATCAGTACCAGGGTTGTCTACGACAAGTGGGACACCAAACCAACTATTTATTAAGGAGAATATCATGGAAGTAGAAAACACTAAAGAATGCGCTGATTACTATCGAGCAGTACAACTATTGCAAGAAGGTGAACGCAAGATGCAACTCGGTATGAATGACTTGGCTCATTGTTGCATCTTAGAAGCTATGCACTTGTTAGGTTACAAAACTATTGGAGAAATAAATGAAGAACAATATTGATGAAATCTTAGATATCTGCTTGGCAGTATCTATTGGTACAGCTTTAGCTGCAATGTTAATCGTCTGGTGTTCCACGTGAAACACAAAAATTACATCATTAGTTTAATGACTAGTTCCATAATAGGAACTAAGTCATTACATTCTAACGTGCCTCACGGCAAGCTTCACGCCAGCGTAGCTGGCATTTGCTTGCAAGGCTCGTCACTCACATCACAATCGGGCTTGCCAACCGCCCCTCTGGGCGAGGGCGGCTTGGCTACGCCCTCAATATCTTTAACTTTAGGAGATTCAAATGATTGATTTAGTTGATGAGATGGATTGGGAAGACAGTGAGAACGTACCAAAACTCACTATTGAAGAAGCTCTTTTTGAAGAGTCAAACCCTTTTGACAAGTGCTTCAAATCAGGTATTTATACCTATTTGAACTGGTTTTACGATGGAGAGCAGGACGATTTCTTACTTTAATCAAGCATTTCTTTATATTCCATTGTTCGTACAGTGGAATATAGAGGCGATGTTGCCTTGAGGAGAAACATATATGGATACTGAAACATCCACTTTGTATGCTGCTGCAACGGAGAGCTTAGTCTCCGAATCATCAGCTACAAGTACCTTTGAGAAGATGATCCAAGTAGCTTTTACCCATAGTTCTGGTGAAACTTTTACCAAAGAGCTACGGGAGACTGAAAAACAGATCAAAAAAGACTTTGAAGTCAGCTCTATGCCTGGTCCTTGGAGGTCAGCAAAGTCTGTTATTCAAGGTGCATTGAAGATGGGTATTGGTCTTGTTGATGACAATGGTGGTTTTTATGGCAAAACTCATCTACAAAACAAAATTAAAGCTTTAAAAACTGATGTTAAAGAGCCTTTAACCAACGAGGCATATGCAACAAAGGTTTGTAGCTTGCTATCCAATGTTCCTGAAGAACTGGATGCTAAAAAAGTCTATAAGTTAGTCATAACATTTTTGGAGGGTGTAGTTTAAATGCTTACAAAAGGCATTGAGGTAATGAAGTATGTGAGAGCCAGTGCTGGTAGGGCTGGTATTTCCATTGTCTTTGAAGATGTAAATCAGCCTAGGCATGATGGTAAAACCATCTATTTGCCAAGAATCACATACAAAACTACTGATTTGGAGCTTAAAGAACTGATGACATCGGTTGACCACGAGGTTGCCCATGATCGTTTCAGTTCTTTTGAAGTTCTAAAAGAAAAAGCCATTGATCCCAAGGGTATCTTGCTATTTATGTGGAACTTCATGGAAGATTCCAGGATTAATAACATTGAAGCTCGGGAATATCTAGGTTTTAAAGAGAATTGGGATGAATGTACGTCAGGTTTGGTTGATAAGATTGTCAACAGATCAAAAAAAGATGTCTCAACCATCTCAAAACTCACTACAGCATTGATTTGTTGGGAAGCAGGTATTTCTGCTTCAAATTTCCCTAAAATTCAACTGGTGACCGCTAAAGCATCTCCAGACGCTAGGATTCTGGATGTTCTTAATAACTTTTCTGATCGTCTTGTATCTTGTCATTCAATATTGGATAAACGACTAGGTACTACTGCAACATTTGACTTGGCTCAAGAGATTCTTGAAAAACTAGGTGAGAAAGTAGCCATCAAGAAAATCAAAGTCAAGACAGAAGATGCAGAAGCTACAGATAAACTGGATGCTAAATCTGGAATAGTCACTGAAGTTGAGAGCAAACTACCTGTTGAATCAAGTAAATCTAGCAGCAAAGAAGAAGATAAAAAGCTTTCAAGAGAAAAACCTGAAGAAGATGAGTACAAGATCATTAATTTGGTTTTAACTGAAGAAGATTTAGCCAAATACTCATTAACAATGCCAGAAGAAGGCAATGAAATGGGTAAAGTTGGTATTAATTTTGAGCCAATCAAAACAACAGGAGGTTGGGACCTAACTGACTACGAAAAGTTCATCATTGTGGACTATCCTAGGAAAACAGGTCCCGAATGGTTTTTAGAGAGTAGTTTTGCGTCTTTTGTAAGAGAGTTTGAGGCAAACATAACACCAAAACTTGTGTCTCAAGAGAATTTTGCTCAACAAGTTCGTAGACTTATTCAAATTAAAGCCAAAGTGCAAAGACAGTATGGTGTAAAGAAAGGTAAATTAGATCAATCTAGGTTATCTCGCATTTGTTTCAAAGCACCTGGTTTTAGTGAACGTATTTTTAAGAACAAAATTGAGAACAAAGTTCTTGATGCAGCAATCACAGTCTTGGTTGATATGTCTGGTTCAATGTCAGGTGAAAAAGTTCAATATGCTTTGGCATCTACATTGCTAGTCAATGAAGTCTGTTCTACTTTAAATATCCCAGTTGAGATTCTTGGTTTTACAGACTGTAGAGACAAACATGGTGATCATCAACCAGCAATGATCATTTACAAGTCTTTCCAAGACTTTAAAGTATCAGATGATCATTTAAAAGAGTACTTTGGTCGTAGTTCTAGGTATATGTCAGGTAATCCTGATGGCGAAAACATCTTGTGGGCGCACGATAGGCTTATCAAAAGAAAAGAAAGAAAGAGAGTAATGATAGTGATGTCTGATGGTAGCCCTGCTGCAAGCAAATCTTCAAGTGGGTTAGGACAATTCACAGACAAAGTTATTAAAGAAATAGAACGATCCAAGGTTGTTGACATCTATGGTTTGGGTCTTTGTAGTAATTCTGTAGAGAGTTATTACACAGCCAACAGTGTTGTTGATAATCCAGCGGATATTCCAAGCAAGTTAATTGAGTTAATAGAAAGGAAAATTATCAATGTCCACTAAGAAAGTAGAGGACCTCGTTAAGTCAGCTTTGAAAGAAGCTCTTGACAAGAGGAAACCACCAGGAACAGCAGAGCCTATATCAGAAGCATACAAAGCTGTAGATTCATCTGATTTTGGCTCAACAACAACAAAAGTAATGAATGACAATCAAATTTTATTTTCTGATTTGATTTCTGACGATACAGTTGCTGACAAGGATAATTTCCCTGTTACAACATTTCACGATTATGCTTGGGATGAACGCATAGCTTCATTTGTTCCTAGTATCAATGAGAGCTATGTGATTGATAAAGACTTAGCAGGAAGTATTCTCATGGCTTGGGAATTGAATGAGAAAGTTCTCTGTTATGGTCCAACAGGTGCTGGTAAATCTAGTCTTGTTGAACAACTATGTGCTCTAACCAACAGACCTTTTATTCGTGTTAATTGTACAGGTGACATGGATTCATCCATGATCTTTGGTCAACTGACAGCAGAAGATGGCTCAACAGTTTGGGTTGATGGTGCTGTAACCGAAGCAGTTCGATATGGTGCTGTGTTTGCTTGGGATGAGTGGGATGTAACTCCCCCAGAGATTGCAATGGGTCTGCAATGGCTCTTAGAGGACGAAGGCAAGCTTTTCTTAAAGGAGATGCCTGGTAGTACCAAAGACAAGCAAATAACGCCTCACGAGCATTTTAGGATTGTTGCTATCGGTAACACACAAGGCCAAGGTGATGACACTGGTTCTCATGCAGGTACTAACGTTCAAAACACTGCAACGCTTGACAGGTTTGGTACAGCTATATACATTGACTATCTCAATCCAGGCATTGAAGAAACTTTGTTAGTCAACAAGTGGCCTTCAACAATAACAAAGAAAGCAGCTAAAGAATTGGTTAAACTAGCCAACCTAATCAGACAAGGCTACAAAGCCAATCAGTTTAGTTTGACTATTTCTCCCAGGTCTTTGTTTAGTATTTGCAGAAAAGTAAGTGCTGGACGTTCTCTAAAGAAAGCTTTTACCTTGGTCTATCTCAACAAACTCAATGACACACAACGTAAAGTTGCTGACGAGTTATTCACTAAAATCTACGGCACATCGGAGTAAAGCATAAAGCCATATAGCCCTCATTGCGAGGGCTATTTACTTTGTGTTTTACAAAGATCAACATGATAGACAACAAACAAATATTAGCGAATGCTCCTAGTAACATGGGGGAACAAATCCATGTTAACCATAAAGGCTGCGAAGCAGGTATTGACAATAAGAAAAGACTGTACATCAAACGTACAGAAAAAGGATTAGTTGCTTATTGTCATCATTGCAATCAATCTGGGTTTGTCAATGATTCCTCTAGACTATCTTCTTGGGTTAGTACCAAAGAACTAGCATCAGCTTACAAACACAATACTAAACCAGTACTTTCTACCTTAACAACAGAAGGCAAGGTGTGGTTACATTCCAATTACTGCGATACCAACGATACTTTATTTGCAGGTATTGCTGGGGAACGACACAAAGTTGCGCTTACACTACTAAACCCCGAGCAAGAAGTTATTGGATGGCAGGTACGAAACCTGCTATTTACACCTAAGTACTTGACACACTACGTCAATACTGACAGCAAAGGTGATGCAAGTTGGTTTCACAAAAACAGCAAGACTTTGGTAATAACAGAAGATTACCTCAGTGCATACCGAGTACACAAAAATACAGGGTTTAGCTCTGTAGCGTTACTAAGAACAATGATTTCTGACAAAACTTTATCCCAGATGTATGAACTTAACTTTGAGTTTGTATTTATTTGGCTCGACCCTGACAAAGCTGGACAAGAAGGAGCAACCAAAACATATAAAAAACTCAACCATTTTTTACCAACACAAACAAAAGTTGCCATCTTTGGCATGGACAAAGAACCTAAAGAATGCACACCAGAAGAACTGAAAAGCATTCTTGTATGAAGGAAGCAAATGGACTATGACGTTCTGTATCTTTGCTCTCAAAGCAAAGAGAACTTAAACAAATACAGGCGGTACATTAAACCGCATGTAGTTGTAAAAGAAACAAACACCATTCTTGATGGGATGGACAAGTACTACAAAACATTTCCAAGCATTGATACATTCAACTGGGATTCGTTTTCAGCTTATTTGATTGCAGATCAAAGTAAGCGACTTACAGATGATTCAATTGTCAAGCTACGCATGACATTGACCAAAGCAAAGACTTATGTTCCACACCATGCACATGAGGAAGTAATCAAAACTCTTATTGAGTTAGATTACTTAGCTCTTATCATGGAAGAATGCGAAAAAGTAAAGGAGGGTACAAGTGACCTTGAACACGTTCATATCATTGCTACAAACGCTCTCAAAGATGTTGAAAGATACATCGAGAAAGATGAACTATTTGTTAGTGCTGATCTTTCTGCAATCGCTGATCGAATTAGTTCTAGCGGTTATGAATGGAGGCTTGAACAACTTAACCGATCTCTCGGTCCGTTACGTACTGGTAACTTTGTCATTGTTGCTGCTAGGGTGGAAGTAGGTAAAACTACATTCCTTGCTAGTGAGGTCAGTTACTTAGCTCAACAGTTACCCAAGGGTAGACCAGTTGTTTGGGTTAACAACGAAGAAGAGTCATCAGTTGTATTCTTTAGGATTGTTCAAGCTGCATTAGGTGTAGAAAGCAAAACAATGATTGCTGACTCTAAAGCATCTATGGAATCTTACACAACATTGATGGGTGGCAACAAAGACAAGATACGTGTTACTAAAGACATGAATCATGTACGTGATCTAGAAACATTGTTTAGAGAAGTTAATCCAGGTTTGATTGTATTTGACCAGCTTGATAAAGTTGATGGCTTTAAGTCAGATGAGAGAGAAGACATCAAGCTAGGCAAAATATACAAATGGGCTAGGGAACTAGCAAGAACTTATGGTCCTGTAATTGCAGCTTCACAACTCAGTGCAACAGCAGTGGATATGAAAGACCCACCATTCATTGGCCTAGATGCCTTGCGTGGATCAAAGACTGACAAACCAGGTGAAGCTGATGTGGTAATCACATTAGGTAAGTACAAAGAACCAAAGAATCCCGAAGAAGAAATGATTAGGACAATCAATGTTCCTAAGAACAAACTACCAGGAGGAGGTGCAAAACAAATGGAATCAGAACGTCATGGTCAATACCTAGTAACTATTGATCCAATCAGAGCTAGGTTTGAATAAGGAAACACATGGATCAATTAGAAATGAAAAGATTAGCAGAACTTTATAACGTAAATCTGTCAGCAAGTGTAATCAACTTTGCTACACAGTGTTATGGCATGGGGTACTCAGATGGTAGAAGACAACAAGAAATACTACATTTAAGAAAGGAGAAAAATGACAGCATCACAATCAGCGATACAACCAAAATTCGTAGCGATTGACGTTGAAACAACGTTAAACGGCAACGAAGACGTAGGACTAGCTCATCCTATGCACCCAATGAACAATGTTGTAGCTTATGGAATACATCATGGCGACTTTCCTATGGCTACATATGAAAGCAAAAACTTTTGGGATGTTTTGTCAGCAACAAAACAAGGAGTAGTTATTTGTGGACACAACATATCTTTTGATTTGATGTATCTATATAAAGAATCTCAAGAGTATCGCAAACTACTTCAACATCATCCTATTTGGGATACACAACTTGCAGAATATATCTTGAGTGGTCAACAAACTAAGTTTTCTAGCTTGGATGAGTTGAGCATTCAGTATGGTTTGCCAGTCAAAGATGATGCTATCAAGAAGTATTTCCAAGCAGGGTTAGGGTCTGACTACATTCCTAAAGAAGAACTCACACCTTATTTGCTTCAAGACATTGAGAACACCAAAGCAATAGCTATATTGCAATGGGAAAGAGCAGTCAAAGCTAATCAATTGTCTTTGATTAGATCGCAAATGGAAGCTCTTCATGCAACAACAGAAATGATGTTCAATGGTTTACACATTGACACAGCAGCTCTAGACAAGTACACAGTTGAGGTTGTTAACGAGTACGTTGAAGTAAAGCTTGACTTAGAAGAGTTAGCCAAAGATCACATTGATGATATCAACAGTCCAAAGCAATGGAGTCAATTTTTCTTTGGTGGTACTAAGAAAGTAAAAGTCAAAGAAGAAGTTGGTGTATACAAAAATGGTAATACCAAATTCAAGTTGGTAGAAAAGACAGTTAAGATCAAACCATTTATTACGTATACTCCTGATCCTGATAAAGTATCTTCTAAGACTGGACAAGTATCTGTAGATGACACAGTGCTTAACGACATGCTTGCTCACACATTCAATGCTGAAGCAATAGGGTTAATCAACAAGTTGCTAAAGTATCGTGAGTTGTCTAAGCAGCTATCAACGTATGTGCAAGGTTTAAGTAAACACATGATAGGAAACTTCATACATGGCAAGTTAAATCACACAGCAACAGTCACAGGTAGGTTGTCTTCAACCAATCCTAATCTACAAAACATTAGTAACAACCCTATCAAACAGATATTTACTTCCAGGTTTCCTGGAGGCAAGATTCTTGAGATAGATTTCAACCAACTAGAAGTTGTGGCTCTAGCACATGTTACTAGGGACAAACAGCTTATAGCTGACATCTCTGGTGGTGCTGATATTCACAGCGAACTATACAAAGACATGTTTGGGAGGATGCCAACTAAAGAAGAACGTAAACCATTCAAATCAAGAACGTTTCAATTGATCTATGGTGCAGGTGCTAAAGCAATCAGCAAACAAGCGGGTTGTAGCCTTGAAGAAGCAAAGAAGTTCATTGATGTTTTTTACAAACGCTATCCAGATGTAGCTGAGTGGCACAAAACATTTGCAGAGAAAGTTGAATACGAAGCCAAATACGAATTAGATGTAAATGGATTTCTAGAGAAAGTTAAAACGTTTGTGTTACAAACTGAGACTGGCAGGAAATTTGCTTTTAAGGAGTATCACAATGCTGATAGTTGGTCATCTAGGACTTATAATTTTAGTCCTACAGAATTGAAAAACTATCCAATCCAAGGTTTAGCTACTGGAGATATAGTCCCAATGATGTTGGGTATTATCTTTAGGAAACTAAAAAACAGAGAAGACATCAAGATGGTTAACACTATCCATGATTCTCTGATGTTCGATGTCAGTAGTGATTCAGTAGAGTTTTTTACAAAGGAGTTAACACAAACACTAAAACAAACACATGAGTATTTTGAGATATTGTTCAGGACACCTCTGGCTCTGAAGCTCAATGCAGGAGCATCAGTAGGTGACAATTGGTTCAACATGAAAGAAATTTAACATGGCAATGATGACAGGCGTAGTGGAAGCCACATCCACAAAAGAAGTAAACACTAAGTTTGGTGCAAAGCCCACTTACTCGATGAAAGTAAATGGCAATTGGGTCAAATGCGGATTTAAAGACCCAGGAGTTCAAGCAGGTTATGAAGTTGAATTTGATGGTGTAACAGGTACTTACGGCATGGAAACAAAGTCTGTAAGCATTCTTAAGAAAACAGCAACACCAGTACCACCTACTCTTACCACAGAGGGTAAAGTTGGTGTTTTAGGGCCATCAAAGCATAGCTATAGTGGTTACAAAGAGAAAGTGTTTCCTATTCCTCCTCTTCATGGAGACAGAGCTATTGTTCGTCAGAACGCTTTAGCTCGTGCAACTGATCTTTATATCGCAGCTAGAGGCGGTAAATCATTTGAGTTGGAAAGCTCAACGCTTGATCTTGTGATAGCTTTGGCTCGTAAGTTTGAGTCTTACACAGCAGGAGACATTGACATGGCAGAAGCCATGAAAGAAGATTCTGAAGAAAACATAGCAGCTCAAGAGTAATCGTATAAGGTCAGTGGGTAACACCACTGGCCTTTTTTTATGCTATCAACCAAAGGAGTAAACATGACTGCAAAGGAATTGTATGAATTACTTGACCGATTAGATATTGACTATGATGTTATAGAAATATTTGAAGGTTCTAGATTTTTGATGTTTAAAGTAGAAGAGGATGAAGAATGAAAAGAGAAACAATGATTGACCAACTTGTCGAGGATGACATTGAAACAGTACGTCAAGCCATGCAACATAATGACGTTGAATACTTAGATTACATTTTGCGATTTGGGATAGGTTATGACAAAATGTCTAATGAAGAATTGTTTGCACAGTTTGAAAACAGAGCATGGGATATAGAAAAATGAAAACATACAAAGTAGATATTGAAATTGAGTTAGAAGACGAAGCTGACGGGTGTAATTGGATATACAAAGCTGTTCAAGATTTGTTGGTAGGTAATGAGATGATCACTTCCTTTAAACAGGAGCAAATAAATGAAAGCACTGATTGATGGTGACATCGTAGTGTATCGTGGTGCAGCATCAGCAGAGACAGACGAAGCATGGATAGCCCAATCAAGGGCTGACCAAATGATTCAAGACATCTTGGCTGATACAGGTGCTACGTCTTACAGTGTGTTTCTAACAGGAACGGGGAACTTTAGAAGAGAGATAGCCCCAAGTTACAAAGCTAACAGACCAGACAGTAGGCCAGCACATTGGCAAGCTGTCAGAGAGTTCCTAGTAACACAGCACAAAGCACAGATTTGCAATGGCTACGAAGCAGATGATGAGATGGGTGTCCAGCAGGATAAAGTTGGTGGTACAACAGTGATTTGTAGCATCGACAAAGACCTGCTACAGATACCTGGGAGGCACTACAACTTTGTCAAGAAGGTGTTTCAAGAGGTTACACCAGACGAGGGTTTGAAGTTCCTTTACTTGCAGAGCCTCATAGGAGACCGCAGTGACAACATTGTGGGTGTACCTGGTATAGGCCCCGTCAAAGCTGCACAAGCATTAGCAGAGCTGCTACCTGAAGAATGGTATGACAAGTGCCGTGCAATGTACAACGATGACGAACGTTATCACCTCAATATGCAACTGCTCTACATTTGGCAAAAGCCTAACGACAAGTGGTTACCCCCAACAACAACCGACACGCCCCCACAGGGCGGGGAGGAGGAACAAAACAATGCCACGACCACAACAACGACATAACCCCAACGGCTACCGCAGCGGCTTAGAAGCAAAGTTCCAAGCTGCTTGTGAAGACAAAGGTTGGAAGCTGGCATACGAAGCTAACAAGATCAAATATGTTATCCCAGCCAGCAACCACACTTACACACCTGACTTCACTGTTACTAATAACGTCTACATAGAAACAAAAGGTCTATGGACGGGTACAGATAGAAAGAAGGCTATCTTCATTAAAGAGCAGCACCCAGAAATAACCATTCTGTACGTACTACAACGGGATCAGAAGCTCTCAAAGAAGAGTACTGTAACCTACCTGGACTGGGCAGCTAAACACGCCATAGACGCTTGTGTGTTCTCTAACAACGAACATTGGACAAAGTTTATTTTAAATCACATTGGAGTACAAGAATGACACCTGGTATACGAGTTGATCTTCTATATAAAAAAAGAACAAACTACCACAACCCAGATCAAAACTGGGTACAACAAACAATGTTGGGTGTTAAACCCGCTGTCAGTAAGCAACTTAAGTTGTTTACTTGGGCAATAGTGATCATATATGTTCTTTTAGCGAGCATAAAGGTACATGTATGAGTTATACGTTTTACAACATAGTATCTTTGATACTAATAACAACGGGTTTGTTAGGGGTTGTCTGCTTAACAAGCTTTTTAATTTGGATCATCATACAGGAGATCAACGATGACTGACTTGGAATTAAGACACTGCGTAATAGTTGCTGAACAAACACTGGCTAAACCAGCACATTCAACCCCACTTGAAATACTGTTAAGTAAAGCACTGCTAGAATTAAAGGGCAGAGTACTTAAACTTACAGACAACTATGAAAAACTACAAAAAACTATATGAAGAACTAAGGCAAGCTATTGATGGGGGCTATGCTTTAGCCACCCATGAAGATGCTTTAGAATCTGTTAGGCAAAATCCTGTAGCGTATTGCGCTGAATGCGGAGCTGATGGTGGACATGCGCTCTATTGCGTGGCTTGTGCTGAAAAATATGTAAATAAGGGGACAAGAATGACTAAAGACGAAACACTACGCCTTGCACTAGACACACTTAAAGAAGTGCGAGAGGAAACACTTCGATTAATGAGAAATGGAGAAAGACTTTATGCAGAAGATAAGGTGTGGTCAACTATTATTACTATCCAAGAAGCACTAGAAACAAAAGATAGACCCGTGCAAGTGTCTCCTCTTGAGTTTGTTGAAATTGTTTATGAGAAAGAACACTTAATTGGTAGACCAATAGTTTGGGCGCAATGGCCTAATG